CGGCACCGACGTGCCTGCCGCGATCCGGCACGCAATGCTGATGCTCGTGGGATTCTGGTACGACAACCGCAGCACGGTGATCGTGGGCTCGATCTCCAAAGAACTGGAGTTCGCCGTGTCGTCCCTGCTCGACTCGCAGAAGTGGGGCTCCTACCGATGATCGACGCCGGGAAGCTCCGCGACCGCGTTACCGTCCAGATTGCCAGCGGCACGACCAATGCCCTGGGCGAGACGGTGCTGGCGTGGAGCGATTCCTCGGCCGTGTGGGCGAGCGTGGAAGGCGTGAGTGCTCGCGAGGCGTTGCTGGCCGGGCAGCAGGAAACGAGCGTAACGCACCGGCTGCGGCTGCGGTATCTGCCGGGCCTCACGCAACAGATGCGGTTCGCATGGCGTGGCCGCACGCTGGAGATCGTCAGCCTGCTTGAGCACGGCAACCGTAGCGAGCACGAGGCCATTTGCCAGGAGCAGCAGTAAATGGCACAGGCCAGCGGTGCCCTTGAACTCAGCATGGAGTTTCCCGAACTGACGCAACTCCGCGAGCAGTTCAAGACGCTCCCGAAGAACATCGCCGCCAAGCACCTCGGGGCCGCTCTTCGCAAGGCTATGGCACCAGGGCAGGCCGCCCTGCGTAAGAGCACGCCGAAGGGGCCGACCGGCAACCTGCGGAAAAGCATCAAGACCAAGATTAAGGTGTACGCCAAAAACGGCAACGCCGTGGGCCTCGTCGGCTACGAGATTGGCGGTGGCAGTAAGGGATACCACCAGGGCTTTCTGGAGTTCGGCACCAAAGAGCGAAAGACGAAGGGGCCGGTGGCGTCGAGCTTCAAGCAGCGCGGGCAGTTCACAATCGCCCGCCCGCGAAAACTTGGCAAGCCACCGAAGAACCTCTTCGGAGCGGCAGGCGACCGCTACGCCGCCCGCTATCGCTCCAGGCTGAAGGTGCAGACGAACCCCAAGTATCCAAAGGCGTTCTTCAAGCGGGCCGCCGATGGCGAGGTCGTGAAGCTCGGCAAGATGCCGGTCGGTGGACGCACAGGCGTGCCGCCGGTGAAGACAGCCTTCAACCAGGCCCAGCCAGCGATGCGAAGCCTGCTCCAGCAGGAACTGGCCACAAGGCTTGAGAAGGCACTGAACGAGGTCAAGGGCCGCGTAGCAAGAGGGCTCATCACATGAAATCCCCCGAAGCCGTTCTCCGCAGCGTTCTCGTGACGAACACCGTCACGTCGTCCATCGTGGGCAGCCGCGTTTTCCCGCTCTTGGCCCCGAAGACGGCGGCCCTGCCGTTCGTTATCTGGCGGCGCTCGGGCATCAGCCGGGAGCACACGCTGGCCGGGCCGATGGGCGTGCCGAACGTAAGCGTGGAAATGCAGTCTTGCGCCACCACCTACGAGGATGTGCGGGAACTGGCTGACCGCGTGCGTCTGGTTCTGGATGGCTACGGGGGCACTCTGAACAATACAGAAGTGAAGCATGTGTCGCTGGAGCAGGAATCCGACGACTTCGTGCAGCTGGCAGGCGGCGACCTTCCGCCGGTGTACCAAGTAACTCAGACCTTTAACGTCCTCTGGCAGGAGACTTAGCAGATGTCAGCAACGCCGCATGATGGATCGGGCACCACGTTCTCGTTCGGTGGCACCGCCTTCACCGTCACCAACATCGTCGTCAGCAACACGGACCCGGCCGCCGACGACACCATTGACGTATCGCATCTCGGCCTGACCACCGGCAACAGCGTCCGCACCATCAGCCGCCCACTCCAGGGCTCGGCAACGGACACGGGCCGCGAGGTCGTGGTGGACTACCTCGGCACGAACATCATCAAGGACGCTTCGACAGGCACGCTTGTGCTGACGGTCGGCGGTTCAGCGGCGATCAGCGCCGCCGCGACCGTCTCGGCTTCCACGCTGACGTTTGCGACGAACGACGCCGTGCGGGGCCAGGTCACCTTCAAGGTCGCCCGGTACTAAGCCTGACGGAGGCCCGTCATGGCTAACGAGTGCGCGGGCGTTACGGCTTCGTGGGACTCCACGAACTTCGGCGAGGTCGTGGAGATCAAGGTCAACGCGGGCGGCGGTCTGCCGCTCGCGCGGGCGAGCACCTGGGCATTTGACGTTGGCACTATAGATATCTCGTGCCTGAGCACTGCCAACGTCTCGCTGGCCCAGTACGGCAAGAAGGCCACGCTCGCCATCTCTGGCGGCGGGCTGACCTTCTCCACAAAGGCGATTTGCGAGCGGGTGCAACTCTCGGGCAAGGTCAACGACATCGCACGGTATGCGGTGACGTTCAAAATCACGCCCGAATGAGGACATGCGCATGGCACTGACGGCAGAACAGATCTTGGCAGCGGACGACCTTGGCCTTCTCAAAGTGAACGTGAAGGAGTGGGGCGGCGAGGTCTATATCCGCGTGATGACCGTGGGCGAGCTCGACGCCTACCAGAAGGAATGGGTGGGCAAGCGCGAGACGGGCGTGGACAACTTCCGCGCCAAGTTCCTCGCTCGCTGCCTGTGCGACCAGGCGGGCCAGCGGCTGTTCAGCGACGAGCAGGTGGAGAAGCTGGCGGCGAAGAGCGCGAAGGTGGTGAGTCGGTTGTTCGACAAGGCCGCCGCCCACAACGCCATCACCGATAAGGACGTGGAGGAACTGGCAAAAAACTAAGCATCCGCCCGACGCGCAGGTTTCTGTTTCGTTTGGCGGGGCATTTGAAGATGACGGTGGGCGAGCTCGAGCGGCGCATGTCGGCCGTCGAGTTCGCGGAGTGGTTGGCTTACACGAGGTACTTCGAGGCGTTGCCGGATTCGTGGCGGGAAACGGGATTACTGGCGAGCGCGGTGCTCGCCCCGTATTCCGCCAAGGGCAAGGCACCGCGTGCAGAAGACTTCGTGCCGATAGAAAAACCGCCGCAGCATCAGCAGCAGATGGTGGATCAGGTCAAACAGTTGCAGCAGATTTTCAACAGCGGGTGAGCAATGGCGACAGTAATCGGCGTTGGCATGCAGATGACGGCGAACGCCTCTGGCATGACCAAGGGGCTTTCCGACGCCGACAAGGCACTGCAACTGCTTCAGAAGATCGTCGAGCAGAACCAGCAAAGCCTGCAAAAGTTTTCTGCCGAAGCAGACAAGACATCGGCAAGCGTTGAGAAGCTCGCCGACAACACGTCTTTCTTGGCAACGATAGAGGTTGGCCGTGTTCTTGTTGATGTCGGCCAGGCCATTGCCTCAACTTTTACGCAAGTCGGAAGCACAATTACGTCAATCGCTGGCCCGGTCAGTTCGGCGATTGACTCGCTCAATGACTTGTCCGCGCGCACCGGCGTCAACGTGGAATCGCTCCAGGCGTATTCGCTGGCTGCGAAAATGGCTGGCGTTGACACGGCTTCATTTGCAAAGGCCGCGCAGGCGCTGGCGGTTAACATCGGCAAGGCGGCCCCCGGCGATGCGCTGGACAAGTCGCTAAAAGGCATAAATCTGAGCGTGGCGGAGCTGCGCACGCTGTCGCCAGAGCGGCAGTTCGCCGCGATCGGCGACGCCATCTCCGTGCTTCCGACCGCAGCGGATCGCGCTGCGGCGGCTGTTGCCGTCTTCGGAAAGCAAGGCCTCGCCTTGGCTCCGCTCTTCCGCGAGGGGGCGGCCAGCATTGACGAGCTTACTCAAAGGGCCAACCGGCTCGGCATCATCGTTAGCGATGTGCAGGTAAGCAACATTGCCGACATGAACGATGCATTTGACTTGGTGTCAGCCACCATTCAAGGCATCATCGGGCAGGTCGTTGGCAACCTCGCCCCGGCGGTCACGGACGTGACGAACCAGTTCTTGCGATTCGTGGAGGAGTGGAGCCTACAGGGCGACGGCGGCACCGGGATCGCCAACGCGATCACGGACGTGCTCTTGCGTGGGGCCGAGATTTTTGCGGGCGTGTTCGACCAGTTCGTGGGCAATTTCGGCGGTTTTACCACGTCGATCACCGAAGCCAGTGCGGTGTTTGAGTTCGTGGCCAACACCTTCACGGCCCTGACTGAATCGCTGCGGCAGGTGTTCAACCTTTTTGAGATGGTCGGCAATGGCATCATGCTGGCCATCGGCAAGCTGCTCGAAGAGGTCGGCGCGTGGGTGTCTGACGATCTCGCTCAGGTTGGGGCCGACCTCGCAAACGAGGCGTCGGCCGCAATGGCCCAGAACCAGAAAGAGTTCCTCGAAGCCGGGGCCAACTCGTTTCAGGCCGGACTGAACGCCGTGGGCCTTGGCGAGGGCGAGACCTCAGCGGCCGCGCGTGGGCAGGGTGCCGCCACGGCCTACGTCCAGTCGTTCCGCGAGCAGGTGCAGGCGAGCCAGGCCCCAGAGATCAAGGTGGCCACGAACCTTGATACGACCGAGGAGCGGCTCCAGAAGTTTCTCGCTACTGCGACCGACGGCGGCTCGGAGTTCTTGCGTCAATCCACGCAAACGCTCGACACCTTCCAGAAGATGACCGAGGAAGGCGGGCTGACGGCCGATCAAATCAAGATCATGAACGGGTTCATGGCGAACCTGAATGCCGAACTCGACAAGGAACTTGCCACGCGGCGAGAGGCAATCGAAGCGACGGCCAAACAAGCCGAAGAAGACCAGAAGCGAATCAAGGAACTGTTGAAACCGAGCGAAGAAGCAGACAAGGTGCAGAGCGACCTTGACGCTGTTTACCGCGAGCAGTCGCGAGTGCAGGAACAACTTGCCGCCGCACGCTCGGCCGCTGTCAGTGCGCAAACGGAATCCGCAAGGCAGTTGGCGCAGAAGGAAGCAGCCGCCGCCGCCGCGAGCCTTGCCAGCCTTGACCAGATTGAAGCAAAACTCAAAGAGACTCAGCAGGCCGCAAAGCAGGGTTTCTCTGATGGCTTCGCCAAGCAATTCAAAGAGACAGAGAAGGCGATTGAATCCGCCCGAGTCAAAGCGAGCGATTTTGGCAGGACAGGTCTTTCGGCCGCCTCGGCCCTAGCGACCGGCGTTGCCGCGTTGCAAGAGCGTGCTCGCGCCGGGTTTCTGAACAAGGCCGAGTACGACCAGCAGTTGGCTCGCCTGCAGGGGTTTTTTGAGGAAGCCCTAAAGCGAGAGCAGGAGAACCAGAGGCTCGTTGCCGAGACGAAGCAGGCCGCAAATGTTCGGGTGGAGCAGTTCCTGAAGGCTCAACTTGACGAGCGCACAAAGCAGGAAATTGCACAACAGGAGGAGATCGCAAAGCGAAAGCAGCAGTCGCTCGAAAACGTCGCGGCGTTGCAAGAGCGCATCGCCACGCAGGAAAAGGCGGTGGCCGCCGCTCGGGAGGGCAAGGATTTAGGTGCGGCCCGCGCTCGCCAAGCCGAACTGACGCTTCTGAAAAAGACGCTGGTTGAGGAGAAGAAGATCGCCAACGGCCGCCAGCAGGCCAACCGCCAGCAGGCCCAGCAGTTGCAGCAGGGCAACACCGCCGCCCAGCAGTTCCAATCGCTCGTCGCCCGCCAGAACGACGCCTTCCTGCAAGGCTTCCAGAACGCCTACGCCGGGGCCAACGCCGCCCTGGCCCAGAGCGCACAATTCGCATCGCAGCAAGCCGAGCGCGTGCGGCGATTTGAGGAAATGTCGCGGCCAACGAACGCCGCAGCGCAGACCGCTGACTTCCGCACCGCTGAGGGCCAAGCGTTGGTCCAGAGCGTGGCCGAGCAGGCCCAAGACCCGGCGCTGATCGAGGCCCGCCTCCAAACAAAACAACTCAACAGGATCGCGGCTGGCATCACGCAGGCGGCGGCCAACTACTTCAACTCCCCCGTCGCCATCGTCGGCGGGGCCGTCATGGGGTGACGCATGGGCATCGTATCTACCAAGGAACTCGGCCGCACGTTCGAGCAGGAGATCAAGCGATTTCCGATTGCGCGCCGCCGGTGGGTGTGCGTGCTCTCGGACGACACGACGCTGAATAACCCTACGGCCGAGACGGCCGTACTGGCCGCCACGTCAGGCGCGGCGTGGGGCGCGGCACATCCGACGTTTGCGGATTTCAAACTCCGCAAGGTCTCGATGAACGAGGGCTTTGAGGGCTCTCCGTATCACGTTGAGGTGATCGCGGAATACGGCAACGTCACCGACGAGGAATTGCTGACGCCGACTGCCCGCGCAGCTGTGTGGGGTGCCGAGGCCCGCCAGGGCCAAGTGCCCGCGCTCTTCTTCTACGACGGCAGTGATACATACCCGCTCACCAACTCGGCCTTCGACTTCTTCCCTGGCCTGACCACCGACGAGTCGATGGTCTCGATTAAGGTGACAAAGAACTTTTCCGGCTGGCCTACGGGCTGGTTCGCGGCGATGAACTTTGTGAACGATGCTACATATTTCGGCTGTGCGGCTGGCACGATCAAGGTGAACACCGTGAACGTGTCGCTGGAAATGGAGGAGTGGGGCGGCGGCGTCGTGAAGTTCTATAAGGCGACGGCCGAACTGCTCTACCGCCAAAGCGGTTGGGCGCTCCAGCTGCCAGACGTTGGGTGGAACTTCATCGCAAGCGGTCAGAAGCGGCGGGCGATGGTGTTCGATTTTGAAAACTCGGAATGGGTGCCTAGCCCGAACCCGATTGGGCTGAA